TTCCGTGTTGAGAATATTATTATCTGGATGAGCCCAATCAATGGTGAATAAATACGATCCGTGATAAAATTTTTTATCTTTTCCAAGATACTTACCTTTGATTCCGTTTAAAAAATCAAACTGATGAACACTAGGATAATAACTAAAGCAATCCCACAATTCCAAGGAGTCAAGCGACATATCGGGCACTTCGGCTCTGTCATACGATTTTTGGAAAAACGCGCTGATAGGCAATCGATAAAAAACGGCACCATTCGGTAGCATCGCATGAAATAAGACTGCACGCCCTGGAATGCTTGCCATACCAAAGATAACAGCATCTTCGCTTTCTCCATGATGTTGTTTAAGGTCATATAGATATTCCTTTCTTATTTGACAATAAATAGTTGGTGTATTTGCGTTTAAGTAGGTTGCCATTCAACATAAATCAATTTAGCATTTCCATCTTCTACGAGCTTGCCTTAATCTTGAATTAGGATCCTTCGCAGCTTTTGGAAACATTTTCATTTGTCCAGCAGACCTAGCACAAAAAGATTTTCTTCTTGCAGCACGTTTTGGACCTGGGTTATTTTCTGTAACTGCTGTCTTTAATTTACTTCCAGGATTTTTTCTTCTGTAAGCCATGACACCTGCTTGTGTCATACCTGCGCCAGCTTTTGTAGATCTAAAGTTTTTTTTATTTCTTGGTGGCATACCACCGTCTTTAAATCCCAAAAGCTGAGCAGTATAATTATCCATTTTGGCCAGTTAAACCTGGTGCGTTGTATACATCAGTAAATAATGTAAACGCAGTTAAATTAGTCTTTGTTTTAATATAAACACCTGCTGGAAATAAAATTCCATCTTCAGGTAAATTTAAACTAATTACATCACCATTAGATACGTCGATAGCAAGTAAAGTTGTTCCAGAGTTTGAAGTAGTGGTTAATTCTAAAAAACCATCTCCTCCACCACTTGAAGCAATAGAAATTGCACGAACTCTAATGGGACCAGCAATAACAGCTGTAGCACCAGCGGTAGCGTCTGTTCTAGTTGCTTGAATGTCGCTTTTCATTCCCATTTTAATCTCCTAAGTTTGTGGCTCCCGAAGGAGCCACTATTTATTTATTAACTTAAATTATTGTTCTGTACGTAAGATACAACAATTCTAGCAGCACCTTGCGTCGCAGCAGTTCCTGATGCAATATACTTCGCAGCAAGTTTTACATCTGATGTTCCAGTGTCTGTCCAGTTGTTTACTAAAGCAGTATCACCTAATGCAGCATCACCCGCAGTTCCTACCGCAGCATTGTCTACATAAAGATCAGAGTTCCTACAATACCAATGTCTAATGTATTTGTAGTACCTGCATCAAAAGGTTCTGTTACAAGAACTTTAATGTCTACGATTTGAGAGTTTGCAGGAATAACAATTGACAAAGATTTATCAGTTGTGTTTCCAAATGCAATTGTGTCAGTTTGTGACATTACAACGAAACCTACGTTAGCTACATCTTTACCGACAGTAGTTCCAGTTGTGTTAAAAATATTTCCAGCCTTGATTGGGCCTGAAAAAGTTGTTGAAGCCATAGTTTATTTCTCCTAGTTAATTTAATGCAGTCTCTAGGGCGTCTGCTGAACTCAGTCTGCATCAAATATTTGTTAATGTTCAGTGTTTCAATTATACATAAAAAAAGGGGCGATGTAAAATACACCGCCCCAATTAGTAACTAATATTAGCTATTAGCTAGTTGGTAAGTTTCCGTTACCAAATACACATCTTGGATCAGAGAATCCAAAAGAGTATCTTTCTCTAGCTTTAAATCTAACGTTTCCAGTATCAAAATCACCTTCGATCGCAGTTCTTACTGGAGATCTTTCAAAGTGTTTGAAGCCGTTAGGTACGTCAGTGATTAAGAAGAATGAATCAGTATCTGTTAAGAAGTGATTTACTCTATAACCTTCTGGAACCATACCCATGTTAGCCATAGCGTTGATATCGTTATCAGCTGTGCCGACTCTCAAAGGAGATTTTAAGATTCTCTCAGCAGTAAATTGTAATTCTTTTGGAATTATCATTTTTCTACCTTGAGCAGCGATTCTTAAACCTCTTTCGTCAACGAAACCAGCAATGTCAATTAACATTTGCTCTAATGAAGTTTCGTTTAAGTCTGCTGCAGTTGCTAAAACGTTTGAGAAAGTACCACCGTTTGCTAGTGGGTGAGCGTTAGAAATTAACGGCACACCGTCACCACCTAATACGGTAGCAATTTGCGCATTGTTCAACACTGCTGCTGCTTTAACTTGTTTAGTATGAGACATAGATCTCGCTAACGCTCTAGTATATCTACCAGCTAGTCTGTCATACAAGTTGTCTTCAATTGCTTCTTCAGTAATTGCAAAAGCAAGAGCGACAGTCTCGTGTGTGTATCTAGCAGTAAATGTTTCGTTAGCTTGATCGAATACTACCGCAGCACCTTCTTGTTTAGTTGGTGCATTAGCGAAACCTGATAGCATTACTTCTTCTTCAAACGCTCTGTCTGATGATTCAGTAACGAAGATTTCTGCGTGTTCGTTTTCGTATCTCGCATATTCCAGGCCAAATAGGGCATTTAAACCTGGCTCTAGCTCTTTAGCTAGTTGTTGTCGTGATATAGCCATAATTATTTTCTCCTATTATGTGTTTAGACCTGTTGTACCACCTTTGTAGAAGTGGTTGTTTATTCTTACAAGTACATTTGTATTTGCAGATGTTTGATCGCTGTTCGCAGGGTCCTGAGAAATATCAATCGCTTGTAGCGCTAAATAGTTCAAAGTGTCTGCTGTACTCACGTCAAGCTGAACTTCAGAAATACCAGTTTTAGTATTTCCAGTTCCGCCATCTACTGAGTAGTTTGCGAAAACATCTGTTCTTGCAAATGACTGGTCCGCGTTGATCAAAAATACTGTGTCAGGATCATCTACAACGTATGCAACAATGTCAGATACGTTGATGGAACCTGGATAGTAATTTGAAAACACGGGCTTTTTATTTACGGGATCTGTATAAGTACAACCATTGAATACACCAATAATAGCTGCACTGTTTCCAGCAACGTGTCTACTAATATCACCATCTACTTCAGCGATAACTAAATCACCTTGGTAGATAGCTGTAGAGTTGTTGTCAGAAATAGTATATCTATTCTGCGCGTTATTCCATGCTGCACCATTTATAGATCGGTATGGTCTTAGACCAAACTTTTCTGCTGTGTTAGCCATGTTTTTTCCTTTAAGTTAACAGTTTAAGTTTATTAGAAACGTAGAACCTATTTTCTACCGCCTCCAAAGCTTACCTTTGATTGCCTAGTAATATTAATAGGCATCGCAGGGTTCTGTTCCTTCATAAGGTCATTGTCTACCGCGTTAATCTGATCTTGAGTTAATTTTTTAAAATACTCTGCACGGCTTTCAGCGATCTCTAAAGGTATCCTTGCCAGCACAAGGCCACCAACTCCAATGTATCCTTTCCACTTGGATTGTTCACCGTAAATTGGATAATGCGCATCTCCTGGTTTTAATTCGTCACCTCTAACTAATTCATAACCTTCTCTCAAACGTTTTGAAATGTTAGCGGTATCTTCAAACCCAGCGATTTCCGCTCTTAACCATCGGTGTATAAAACCCTCAGGTGGTTTAGGTGCATCTAAAGATGATGGTGGAGCCCACGGTTTAACTCTTTCTTGAGTTTTTCTTTCCTGTGAGCTGCGCGAATTTCTTTTATCGTCGGACATATTAAGCTCCTTCCTTTACATACTTCGCGTATTCGGTTAGCGGCACATTTAATCTCTTTGCCATTTCGACTTGCCGTTTGGTCAGTCTGACAGTTCTGCGTCCAGAGTTTGTTCTTCCTGCAGGTGCTACCGTTTGGACGGGTTTCGATCGCTCCTGTTTTTTTGCAAACCTTTGAGGGAAATAATCTCTCAATTGTTTATCAACTGTATTATAGTATGCATCACTCTCAGGATCAACCCCCTGTTGGATTAATTGATTATGGATGCTGTAAGCAGCTTGAGTCATAACCTCATCATTACCAAACCATTCATTTTTAGCTGCCCAAGCAGATGCTTTAGCACTAGGTTGTGGTAATTGTTGACCATAATCGATAGGTTGTTCTTGTGGAGTTTCAGCTCTTTCCGCCTGAACTTCTTGTTCAAACTTCCTTTGTTCAGCTTGAATCTTTGCTCTTTCCTTTTGTACTGCAAGCTCCGTCAATTGAGACTGAGATTCCATAATCTTATCAAAGTCCTGTTCTTGATGAGCTTTTCTAAGATTTTCTTTTACAGCTAAAGTTTGAGCATCAATTCTAGCGGCCATCTCTTTAAACTGAGTATCCTCTAAAACGGAATATCTTTTTTCAAACTCCGATAATTTTCGTTGAACACCTTTTGCATGTTCAACAGCACCACGAGCTAATCTTTCAGCTTCTCTTTTATCAAAAGTAAGTTTATTAATTCTTGCTCTTACTTTTTCAGAGTAACCAACGAGATCATCACCGTCGTCCTGATTATTATCTTGAGTTTCTTCTTGTTCTTGTTCTACATCAACCGCTTCTTGTTGTACGGCTGTTCCTTGAGGTTCAATAGAAACTTGTTCTTGTTGTTCCTCTTCTTTTGCTTCAACATCGACAACAGCTGTGCCGTCTTCGTTGATTTTTTCTAGCTCCTGTTTTTCTGACATTACGTCCTCCTATTTATAATGCATGCTTAACGTCCCTAGGGTCAAGTATGGTTGCGATGATTTCATCATCGTTTAATATGCGAAGTTCCCCACCTTCGATTTTAAATCTAGATCCTGCGTAACGACCAAACATTACCCAGTCTCCATCTTTACACCACGGCCCATTTGGAAATTTTTCTTTATCCGCATAAGCGAGTGGTCCAGTCTTGATGACATATGCTGTTGTAGTTGCTACAGCAATGGCTTCATGACTGTTGTCAGGTAGAATAATTCCACCTGCTGTTTTTTTAGGACCCGACCACGGCATCACTAAAACTCTCCAACCTGTTGGTTGAGGAAGTCTTTCTTTTAAGCTTGTCGTAAGTTTAGAAGGGTCTAAAAATCTCTCTTCAATTTCTTCTTTGGTAGCATATAAATCTAACAAAGCATTTTTATGCTTTGGTATTTCTTCGTTACTTGTCTTCGTCATCGAACATCTCCTGTTTCTTAAGCAGTTCCCTAAGGTCCTGTTGCAGATCATTTAACGATCTGTATTGACCCACAAGATATTGGTATTTGTCGTGTGTGTCAACACCAGATATGATGTTTTCTTTCAAAGACTCCATTTTAGGTTGGATGATTCGTTTTAAAATATGCTGAATAACTTCTACCATTAAGTAGTGAATAACAGGTTTTTGCTTTAATACAAGGTTAAATATCTTTAGGTTTTATGCTTATATGACCTACTATTTTTCCTTCATTGGCACCCTGTTTAATTTTATATCCAGAAGTTCCATGAGCATTAATGTCCACTTCTTTTCTATTTTTCAAAAGAAGTTTATTACTCTCGTCTATTTTCTTTTCCTGATAGTTTTTTGCTATCAAATCTTTTAATCGTTCTCTCATTTGTTTTGTTTACTCGCTAAAGTTCTTGCAATACTTTCACCTGACCGACCTACCACATAACCACCTAAACCAATGTTGAGTAATGTCCAAACATCTCCAGGTAATTCAAAGGTAATCACTGCTCCAGAAAATATTTTTATAATAGGACCAAAAATATAATTCCAAACTAAAATAAAAATTAATACATACATCAACAACGGTCTCCAACTAGAAACAAACCAATTGGATTTTGCTTCTGCTTCTACAATAGCTGCAGCTGCTTTTAATTCTTCTGTGCTGGATTGAAGAAGTTGAGTATTAAGTTGAGCTTTTAATTTTTCTGCTAAATCTTTATCGGGGATAGCTTTATCTACAGTAGAGAAAAGCATTTTAGCTAATGGTGCTATAGTTCCTAATGCTGCAAGCATTACTTACATCCTATAAATTTTCCGCCCTTAAGTTGAATATCTTTAACACCTTGAATATTAGATTTTGCACCTTTTCTTCTGTAAGGACAACTCATTCCACCACCTTGATATTTAAGTAGTTGTTCTTCTGGTAATTGTTTAAACATTCTTGGATCAGGAGATATAGTTCTATCGTTTTGATAAGTCTCAATATCTTCTGAAGTTTCTTTATCGTAAATAGGATCGTCTTTAAAAGACTTTTTAATTTCTTTTGTTATTATTTCTTCTCTATCGTCTTTATTTTTTTTAGTTTTTGGCATAATATTAAATATACTTGGTTTTCAACGGAACGTCTATACCATCAGGATTAGGCCCCCTTTTTGGAGGAGGCCCAAATCTCTTCCCGCCACTAAGACTTTTTCTTAGATTTTTTCTTTTTGCCTTTTTCGACACCTGTTATCGTTCCTTTGTTTTTAGAAGCATAAAAGACTTGCTCGCCTTTTTTAGAGCCATATTTTTCTTTCATGGCTTTCATGATTTTTTTACCTTTTTTGGTAATCATAGTTTCACCTCTTAACTGAGCTATCTTATCAGTTAACCTAACTGACATTTATTTTTTCTTTTTCTTCTTAACCATTTTAAGGTTCATCATTTTACCAGCTCTAGCTTTGGTCATGCCACCTTTTTTGTAAGCTGCACCCATTCCTTTTTGAGCTATTCCGCCACCTTTTTTCATTGCCTTTTTCATAAGTTCTCCTTATTTTTTCTGTTGGTTTAGTTTCATTAGAGAAACTGCAAGTCTAGCTTTATCTGCTTCCTCTTTGTTCTCTAGTTTTACTTTTTCAAGTTCCATTTTTTCATCGAACCTAAAATCTTCATTTTGTTCTTTCAACGTAGTCTCACTCATCTTACGTTGTTGCTCCATCGCTTTCAAATCTAATTCTCTTTCTTTCAATCTTGTTAATGGATCTTTTCTTGCAGCTAAATAATCTTCTTCCGTCGTTGCAGCTTCTTGAGTTAACTGAGCAGTTACTCTTGCCACAAGCGTTTCA